GCAGAAGTACAGGTAACTGGCGATGCTTCTTCTAACCTAAGAAACGGACTTGCAACTCCGGGTACACTTGCAGGCTTTTCTTGCTACAAGTCTACAGCATTAAACAGTACAGCAGGTACTGACCAAGTAACATTATCAGGTGTCGCAACAGACGCTTCTGAGAACGTTATCTTAGCAGGTCACATCTCAAGTACTGCTACAGCGTCTCACATCGCTAAGACCGAAGTGGTACGTTCAACAGAATCATTCTCTGACGTTGTTAGAGGACTACACGTTTTTGGTAGAAAAGTTCTTAGACCAGAAGCTATAGTCCGTGGCGTTATAGATTTTGCTTAATAGGGAGGACTAACTATGGCTACTTATGATAGAACCATCACTGGTGGTGGTACAGTAGGTCATCCGGGTAATTTACCTAGACCCTATGTAATTACATCCCCT